CCTGGACGTTGTTCGAGTTCACGGCCGAAGCAGTGTTCGCGATGGTGCCGGCGACGGCTCCACCGATCTTGATGCCACCGACGCGCGCACTCGCCTGGATGTGAGTCGTAGAGACGTTGTCTGCCATGGTGATGTTCTCCTGGTTGGATTTGAAAGCCGAGGGAGGTTTAACCCTCCCCCGGCCAGCCGCTTACGCGGTCTTGATTTCCCACGCGCACTCGGGACGCAGGATGCCGTGGCCCATGGCGTACTTCGCCACGACCAGGGTGCCCTGGTGCCGCACGCTGTACTCGCTCTCGGTGGCGAGGTCCATGAGCTTCACGGTGCCCATGGCGGTACGCTGGAACGCGACGGCGACCGTCGTGTTGAACGTGCCGTTGTACGAGTTCTCTTCGCCCGCCACGACAGCGGCGTTCACCGTCGGGACGTGGTTGGACTTCACGATGTTGATGCCCGCGACGTTGAGCACGGTGCCCTTGTCGTAGGAACCGTTCGCGCCCGTGGTCCACCACTTGTTGATCGCCGTGGTGTCCTTCACGAGCATGTAGTACTGAACCGGCAGAACCACCACGTAGCGGTCCATCTGCGGCACGTCCTTCGAGTCGAAAGCGTTCGCCGCAGCGAAGATCGCTGACGCGAGGTTGACGGCGTTCGACGCGACGTTGGCGTCGGTCGTCGCACCACCGACCTTGCCGCCCGAGATGGCAGCGGAGGCGCGGGCCGCGAGGACAGCCACGCGGAGGAGCCGCTTGTCCATCTGGAGCGAGAGGGCACGACCGCACTCGGTCGAATAGATCGAGCGCACGTCGTAGTGGTTCATCGCCTCATCGATGTTCGCGATGAAGCAGTCGGCCACGAGCAGCTGGTCCACGTTGATGGTCAGCTCGGCGTGCTTCACGGCCTGGCCGTTCAGCTCGGTGCCGGGAACGTGGTACGACGCGGTCGCGACGCCAGTCGCAGGGAACTGCGCGGTCTTGCCCTGGCTGATCGTGCGAACCGTGTGGAGACCGAGCATGACGTTGGTCTCCTCGAACGTGGTGAGAACCTCACCCGCGAACTTCTTGAGGAACAGTGCGCGAGCGTCGCCCGTTGCGTTGACTGCACCTGGGCGGGAAACTGTGAAATCGGACATGATGTTTTCTCCGGTGAGTTGTTGTGTGGTTTCTAGGCACACAAACCTCGGACTCACCGCACATGCAGAGTTCTCCCCCGCAGGGGGCTTCGCTGGCATGCGAGACGTTGGCTCAGCAGCCGCCTAGTAAGGCTGCACTGCGTAGCACCGGAGAAATGGCTGAGGATCGTGGGTTCGAACCACGGACCTAGCGGTTAACAGCCGCTCGCTCTACCCCTGAGCTAATCCTCAGTTAAGGCGGGACCCGACACCAGCAAGCTCCGGTTCTAACGGTAGTCATTGCTGGTGCCGGGCGGTTGTTGCAGTTGCTACATGGTCACGGGGGTGGAAATCGAACCCACATCTCCGGGCTCATGAGGCCCGTGCTCTACCGATTGAGCTACCCCGTAATCGTTTTTAGATCGAGGACACCGCTAGACGACGGTCGATCTCGGCGTGGTACGCCGGGTCACCCTTCGCGTAACGAGGGTCTTTCATCGCTTCGGTAACCTGCTGCCACGAGCGGAACGGCGTCACGTCGCTGCTGGCATCGCGCCCACCACCGACGAGTTGAGGATCGCGCCCCTCTGAGGCTTCGTACTTCGCCCACAGACCACGAGCGGCGACCTTCATGTCTTCGAGCCGGCCCGAGTCGATGATGCGGTTGAAGGCTTCGGCCTCGGCTTTTGTGAGCCCGGTCTTGGCCCAATCCGTCATCAGCTGGTAGGACTCGACCGTCCCACCAGCTTCCTTCGCGACCGTCTCCATCTGCCGCGCGGCGAGCGCCTGCAGACCAGCGACGTGCGAGTCCACGAAGTCACGAGTCCAGCCGGCTTTCTCCAGCTTCGAGTAGGTCTCGTCGCTGAGGGCACCCTGCTCGACAAACTCCTTGCGGAGATCGGCGTACTCGATACCCTTCGCCTTGAGCGTTTCCGATGTCTGCGTGGCTGCGTCGGCCACGTCAGGAGCGGGCTTCGTCTCAGGGGCGGGAGCGGGCTCCTCGGTCTTCTGCGACCCTTGCTTCTTCTCCAGGTCAGCGTAGATCGCGGCGATGCTCTCGTCCGCAGTCCCGCTGGTCGTCCTGGCGATGATCGAGTCCGAGTACCCCGGC